CGTACCAACTGTTTTAACAGTAAATGAACCTGAAGAAAAAGAAAAACCACGCCCAGGTGTTTACATAAGAAGAAACCTTCTTAACGCGCAAGCTTTACACGATTGGGCGAAAGAAGCAGGTATAAAAAATCTGGTCCCACCTAATGAGATGCATGTAACACAGGTATATAGTCAGAAGTATTTCGAAGTTATTTCGAAAGAGGATAACCATAATAGCCGGGGTGGTGTACGTGCAATAAAACCTTTGGGCGATAAAGGCGCTGTAGTTTTGATGTTTGAAGATATCGAATTATCAAAAAGATGGGATGAAACTCGTGGATTAGGCGCGTCTTGGGAATATGAAAGTGGTTATCATCCACATGTGACACTGAGTTACGATGCCGGTGGTATAGATGTGGAAAAAATAACGCCACCTACATTAGATTTGGAATTTGGCCCGGAAATTAAAGAAGACTTAAATGTTAATTGGGCCGAAGAAAAAGGTTTTCGAAAAGGGGAATGTGTTCTTAAGGTTGAAGTATTAGACGTCAAGTCGGAGGGAGGTGATCTCAGCTATCTAGGCGGATTGACTCCAAGTCGAGGGAATACCGGGGATAACGTAGCCGAAAGCAACGTTGCACTAGGATGGACTCTTAAAAGCGATATTGTTGCGCAAAAAGGAGATGTCCTTGAAGTGCCCGTGACCAAACTTATTTCAGGGGATAATAAGTTAACTTGGCTTGGTGCCACCGTCTCAGGAATAATAAAGGAAGATCCTCATACCATCGACCAAGCTTTAGATTTGGCGAAAGAAAAAGACGTGCTGCAAAAAGAACACGGCGAAGATCTTTGCTTCTTCTGTGAGCATGAACCCGATAAAGCCATTCTTTGGGCAGGTGCATCAAGCATTTTATATGTGTGCGATCACCACATGCGTGATGGTGTGGAACACGTGATGTTTGTAAATAGAGATAAAGTTAATTCTGTTATTGACATTAACGGACAAAAAGAGTATAATGCTAAGTCGCCAAGTGGTATAAATATCAGTGTAAGTATTACAAAAAAACTGGAAACTGAAGGCGATATCACCCGCGAATCCGAAGCAGGCAAATTCTGGGACGAAAATTGGGATAAACTTTACCCCGAGAACGGTAAAGGAAAATTTGTCTACCAACACCATTGGCGCGGGTTGTCGGAAGAAGAAACCAAACTATCTGATTCTGAACTCTTAAATACTAATCATAGCTTACACGGTGATCTTCGTTTGGAAGCAAATGATGCGTTATGGGGTTTTACTGCGTTTATCGGTACCGCAAAAAATAATAAAAACGATAAATTGATTTCAGCTACACAAAACATCCGAGGGAATTTCAAACTTGCGCAGCCAAAAGCTTGGCTGAATGTCGGCGTTCGCAAGCCATTTATTTCAGAACCGGGCGGCGCTGGCGCCACAAACAATAAATACGCGGTTTTCCATGCGCTCGACACCGGTGAATACGAGCTTGGCGTGCGAAATCGGCACTTTGTAGAAATTTTCCTGAAAGGCGGCAAACTGAAAGGTCGTTATACCATCGTTTCCGTACCCGCGAACGGTGGGCGCGTTTGGAACATTATAAAACCTGAAAACCAAACACCTTATGCGGAATCCCATAATCTCGATGACGAAATTGCACGACTTAAGAAAGAAGGTCACAAAAAACTATTGTGGGCAGGTCCGGGGATTAAACCTAAGTTAATAGACTTATCTGAGAAAGTAGAAAAAGAACTCAGTGTCCATTTTCTTAAAGCTGAGGAAAACGAAAAACGTTTAGTGACAGGTATCGTGCTAGAGCCGGATACAATCGACGCGCATAACGACACCGTAAGTGCCGAGGAAATAGAAAAAGCTGCTTTTGATTATATGCGTAAGTCCCAAGTGGTCGGTGATCAACATTCGAAGAAAGCAGATTCTGAAATTGTAGAAAGTTATATTGCACCAGTTGATTTTGAAATTGGTGGGCAAAAAGTCAAAAAAGGATCTTGGGTTATGACTGTCAAGATTCTATGTGACGAAATGTGGAATGATGTAAAAGCTGGTAAATATACCGGTTTTAGTATCGGCGGTTACGGTCTACGCCAAGCCGCAGAATAAAGAGGGGATATGCTGCATGAAGTATATTTTGAGAGGGCTTGAAATTGGTGAGGTCAGTCTCGTAGACAAAGCTGCCAACAAGCGTAAATTTCTTTTAATTAAATCTGAACAAGGAGGCAAAGAAATGCCAATGACAGAGGTGATTATCTCGTGCGATGAAAGCCGGGAAGAACTTTTAAAGTCAGTAGCGGAGATGGAAGACAATGAAATCTCTTTGCTGAAAAGTTTAATGGAAGACGACGATCTTGAGGATATCAAGAAAGCAGGGATTTCCGAAAAAGCTATGAAGGCTGTGAAAATGGCGTTGGGTGCTTTGAAAGGTGTCAAAGATGAACTACCCAAGGATATCATGGAAAAGCTTGCGTCTATCGGCGGCTATGAAATGCCGAAAACCGAAAAGGCGTGTGACGAAGAGGGTAAGGACAAAATGAAAAAATCAGTCGGTGGTTACACCATCGTTAAAAATGAAGACGGTACTGTTGATTATTCTGATGTACCTGAAGAAGTACGCCCACTTGTCAAATCTTTGTGGGAACAGAACGAGGAATCCGCTAAACAGGCTGCGGAAGCTGAGCGCATCGCCAAAGAAGAACGCGACGCTCGTGTACTGAAAGAATACGTAAGCAAGGCCGCTGAGCTTAAAAATTTAGCAACGGATGTCGACAAGTTCGGTGCTATCTTAAAAGCCGCAAATGAAAAGCTTGATGCAGAACAATACGAAGAACTTGATCGTGTACTTAAGGCTGCTGAGGAAGCTGTTGCGCAATCAGTACTTTTGAAAGAAGCAGGACGCGCAGGTGACAATGATAACGACGACGGTTCAGCGTATAGCAAACTTGAAAAAGCTGCTATGCAAATCAACAAAGACGAAGGCGATAAGTTCCCTACTTTCGAGCAAGCTTTCGTTGAGGCAGGGCGTCGTGATCCGGATCTTGCTGCTAAAGAACGCGCTGAACGCGTTTAATCAAGAATTAACAAGGAAGAGGAGAATTAAAAAATGGCTTGGAATCAACCAGGATTTTGCACCGGTGCGCTGAAAGCCGATGCATCAATGGCAAGTAATCAGCATCACATTGTAAAAGCTGATACAACGAACAATCAATTTACACTGTGCGACACTGACGGCGAACGTGGTCTAGGTATTCTTCAGGATACCCCTGGATCAGGTGAGGCTGGCGACATCATGCTCATGGGTATTTCTAAAGTTGTTGTCGGTACCGGTGAAACTTTAGTAGCAGGACAACATTACGGCGTAGATGCCAACGGTGAAGCCAAGACTATCGAGGCTACCGTTACAGGCGCTGATGTTGGCGACCATGTACTGGGTGTCGTACTTGAAGGTGCGGCTGCGGGCGAACTTGCTACGGTTACCATAGGTTTGAACACCTATACGGTTGAAGCGCAGTAATAAGGATTAAGATTTAAGGAGGAATAGGCTATGCCACAACCAACACGCTCCTCGGTTCACGTCGACCGAGCGCTAACTAACATTTCCGTAGCGTACTTACAACGCGCGGAGAACTTCATTTCAAACATCGTGTTTCCTATGATACCAGTACAACATCGTTCTGACAAGTATCATGTTTTCGATTCAGTGGATTTTCGTCGCAATGATGCCAAACCACGCGCACCCGGTACAGAGTCCGTCGGCAGTGGTTTCGACGTTACACAAGCTACTTACTCTGCTGAAGTGTATGCGTTACACCAAGATATAGCGGATCAAATTCGCAACAACGCAGATCCTGCATTGGATCTTGATGCTGCTGCGGCTGAGTTCGTCATGCAACAATTAATGATTCAAAAAGAAGTTAATTGGATGACAGATTTCTTCACCACAAGTATCTGGGGTACTGATGTAGTAGGTGATACTGATTTCACCTATTTCGATGACAGTTCATCTGATCCCGAGGCTGAAATCGATACAGGTAAAGAGCAAATCTTGCTTGATACAGGTCTCGAAGCTAACACGATGGTGGTTTCATATCAAGTACACAATGCATTGAAACGTCACCCACTCATCACTGAACGCTACAAGCACACCAGTTCAGATAACATTACGCCAGCTATTTTAGCACGTTTCTTTGAGGTTGATCGATACATTGTATCTAAAGCTTCTTACACCACGTCGCAAGAAGGTGGTACTGAGGCTAATAGCTTCATCGCTGGCAAACACATTCTGCTTTGTCATGTTGCACCTAATCCAGGTTTGTTAACACCAAGTGCAGGTTACACTTTCTCTTGGACTCCTGAGGCCGGTGGTCGTAACGGTGTCGCTGTTGATCGTTTTCGTATGCGAAACCTTAAGGCTGATCGTGTTGAAGGTCAAACGGCTTACGATCACAAGGCTGTACTAGCCAAAGCAGGTTACTTCCTTTCAGGCGCAATCAGCTAATAAGGAGATGATTAATGGCTAATAAACAAACCTCAATGCACACTAAAGGTGCCATTGGCGCGGAAGCTGGTGTCATGTTTGGTGATGGTGTATGGTTATTCCCGAATGCTGGTGTACCTTCAAACGGTACATCGGGGACTGGGGCGGGTTTTGCTGGCCCAGGATCTATTTGTGTCGATACCACAAATGGTGAACTTTACACGAATCAAGGGACAAAATCTTCACCTACGTGGGTGAACCAAACTTAATGGAAGCTTTAACTTCAATTTATGGCCTAGCTGACCCACTTACGGGTCAGCTCAGGTACATAGGAAAAACAAACCAAGGAGCAATTTAAATGCAACAACCGACTACTATAAGAGTAATAAAAAACAAAGTCACGTTGTTGGGTAAGAAAAGAAGCTTCGGGGAATTTATCCCCGAGGCCGATTTCAAAGCTTTAAACCCAACAGTGCAGAATGCTTTAATATCGTCTAAGACTGTAGAGGTTATCGGTGGTAATCTCACCAATGAAGATGTACACGAGATGCTTAACAAGCTTATCGAACGTGTCGAAAAGTTAGAAGCTAAGTTAGCTGAAAAGTCTACACCGGTGGCACCTGTTCCTGTTCCAAAAATAAGTGATCAAACGCAAAAAGAAACAGGGCGCCAAGCACGAAAAGGCGACGTTGTGCAATTTGATGAGATTGATGCTGATGGTAACATATATCAATACACTGGTGAGGTTTTACGTATTCGCCAAGGTATAGCCTATGTTAAAGATACAGATAATAAAGAACATGAGGTTAGTTTGGTTGATGCAGTTGTAATAAATTAATAACACCTCAAAGGGGAGAGGGCCGGTATGTCAAGTAGTAACGACACCGCAGTAATAGCATTAGAGAGGGCCACACAGGCCATGGAAAGAATAGATAAGCATGAACTACTGTGTGCAAAGCGTTATGACGGTATTGCTAAAACACAACTCAATATTACAGAAAAATTAGACGCAATAAAGTCAGATACTTTTAAACAATGGCTTGTAGTTGCGGGAACGTCAATAACTATCTTGCTTGGTACTATCGGGTTTTTATTTGCTAAACTTAATGGGTGGGTTTAATGACTTGGTCATACTCAGGTAGTCCATCGGACAGTGATAAAGACGAGGTTCGTTTTCTTGTTTTTGACACAGACACAAACGACCAGCAAGTAAGTGACGAGGAAATAGCCTATGCTATAGCGAATGAGCCAAGTAATGTTGCAGCGGCTATACGTATTGCAAGGGCTTTGTCATTTAAGTACGCAAGACGTGCGGATAAAGCGGTTGGTGATTTAAAAATAAACTGGTCGCAAGTATCTAAACGTTATTCCGAGTTAGCAACGGAACTTGAAGATTCTGATATGGTATCTATCGTACCGACACCATATGCTGGAGGAATAAGTATTTCAGACAAGGATAGTGTTGAGGAAGATTCCGACCGGGTTAATCCTTCTTTTCATCGTGGAATGCATGATAATCCTTCAGAGTCCGAAGATTCCCGTAAACTGTGTGATGACTGATGTATAGATGTAGACATTTTGACTTACATGAATTAATACCACCAAAGGTTTTTAAACTACGGGGTCGTACTGGTTGGGAATTATTAGATACCCGTATCCTAGTTACTATTGATAATTTACGTGATCTTTACGGACCTATAACAATAAACAATTATTATTTCAAACACGGTGGCGATCGTGAATGGAGTGGGTTGCGTACACAGGATAGTCCGTATTATTCCCCATTTAGTCAACACACCTTTGGTCGTGCTATGGATTGTGTATTTCATAACTGTTCCGCTGACTCGGTGCGAAAAGCGATATTGAAAGACATTAACAACCCGATGTTCCAATACATAAACGCGTTAGAACTAGATACTAATTGGTTACACGTGGATGTGCGAAATTGTAATAGAATAAAGGCGTTTAAACCATAATGTCGGTACTCGGTAGACAAAACGGAAACACACCGACCGCGCGGCGCGGTTATGGTGGCGATAGTGTACAGTCTATTATAATTGACGATTCACAAACCGACTCGTTTAATCGCGCTAAAATGGGCTTACCTTTTGGTCTCATAGATTCAAAACTTACGTACAGTGCAAACGATGGTGTATTTCAAAGTGACACGAATGGCGCTGGAGCCAGTGTAAGTTATGTTAGCGCCGAATCATCAGTACAATTAACTGTTGGCACTCCAGATGGAGAGTACGCCATTCGTGAGTCGTATAAACCCTACGGGTATGTACCGGGAAAAGGGTTATCAATAAAAATGACTGGCGTTATGGGTGCGGGCAAAACTAATCTAATTCAACGTATCGGGTACTTCGATGATAATAACGGTGTATTTTTTGAATTAAACGGTACTGATTTATATGCTGTACTAAGATCAGATATCACAGGGTCGGTTGTAGATACCAAAGTTATTCAAGCCGATTGGAATTTAGATAATCTTGATAACGGTATTCCGGCTAAAAATTTTAGTAGTATACATCTTGACATTACCAAAGCACATATTTTCGTTTTTGACCTACAATGGTTAGGTGTTGGTCGTGTTCGTTTCGGTTTTAATATGAACGGACGTAATATATGGGTCCATGAAATAAATCACGCTAACAACGTGTCTGGCACATATATGTCTACACCGGATTTACCACTGCGGTACGAAATACGGAATAACGGTGTTACTGCGACATCTAGCAGTATGAAGCAAATATGCGGTACTGTTATTTCGGAAGGTGGGTATAGACTCCCGGGTTATAGTCACATCCAAAGCAACGGTATAACTACGCGCAGCATTACCACTACTAGATCGCCCGTGTTTGCTATACGACAAGCATCAACTTTCAATGGTAAAATTAATCGACGTTTCGCCGAACTATTAGAGACTGTCGTATACACTAACGGGGATATTGTGTACGATGTATGTCAATATAGGGATGTCACCGCTAATACAGCGACTTGGACCCCGATGCCGGAGGATGATAGTTCTATAGAATATTCTGTTGATATATCCTCTATTACAGGTGATGAACACAAAATAAATGGCGGGTATGTTTCGGCATTAACCGGTACATCTAAATCAGAAATTAGTTCCGCTCAAGAAAGATTCAGAAATAAACACGATTTTATAACACGTACCATGTTGAACGATAATTCGCTTTACTTTGTAGTATTTGCGCAGTCGTTTTCTGGTACTTCAGCGGTAAGCGCTTTATTAAAATGGGTCGAATATGATTAAGGTTTGTACCTGTAGCTTGAGTCGGTTCATGCTCCTGGCTGACACGGAATGTTAGGGCTGCAGGTACTTTTTTAATATTATGGCTATATCAGACTTTTCAGACATGATGATTGACACGGTGACTCACGAAGAGTTTGCTAATCGTGATGCTTACGGTGTTAAATCTTACGGTAGTGCAGCCAGTTATTCCGCACGTGTTGTGTACAAAAATAAGTTAGTGCGCAATGCTGACGGTAACGAGGTTTTAGCCACAGGCATGGTTTGGTTTTTGGGTACACCGAACGTAGATACAGAAGATCGCATTACTTTACCTGATGGTTCTACACCTAAAATACTGAGTGTAGATCGTTTTCCAGATGGTGACGGTCTACATCATACTAAGGTTTACTTTAATGGCTAAAAAAATTGTTGATATAAAAATGCATGGTTTGAATAAGTTGCAAAAACGGATGTTGAAATATGCTGAAAAAAGACCACACGAATTTGCCGCTGCGTTATATCAAGAAGCTGAAGAAATTATGACGGACGCAAAAGAAAACTATGTACCTGTAGATCTTGGTACGCTGAGGGGGTCGGGATTTATAAAAGTTAAAGGTGATACATTTATTATAGGATTCGGTGGTCCTGCTGCATCATATGCGGTATATGTACATGAAAATTTACAAGCACATCATCCTGTGGGGCAAGCAAAATACTTAGAAGTCCCGTTTCGAAAAAAACAACAAGGTATGGTTTTGCGGTTAATTAAAAAATTAAAAAGTAAGTGAGCATTATGACGACACCATTAAAAAAAGAAAAGAACCTACAGAAGAAGAGATACGTGCATATATGAAAAAGCACAATGAATTCTATTATTCTGATTATCCTGCACGAGAAGCATTGAGAAGTCTAGCTTATGGAGGTAGTTGTGATAGTAAATCACCTAACGGGTATTCTTCGTGGGGTGATTATTGGAAAGGTCTGTAATATTAAATGAGCATCCTAGACGACATCGGCAATCACCTTATAAGTAATAGCATTGTTGACGGTGCTACAGGTTGGTCGTTGTTTAAAGGGTATCAACCCCATACACCCGATAAAACAATTACAATATATGAGACAGGTGGGCCTGAACCTGACCAAACACCGGGAACCACCCACGATTTTCCCACATTCCAAGTGCGTGGACGTGGTGCGGAATTTGGCTATGAAGCTTTACGAACAAAAATGCAGGAGGTTTTTGATACACTGAATAATGCATCTATTTCAGGGTATGTTTATGTGTTCGGTGTCGATTCTGGCCCGATCCCACTAGGCTACGACAAGGAAGACGATCGGCCTCAATTAGTATGGAATTTTAAAACTATGAAGGTTAGATCATGATAAATAATAACGAGAAAATTTACATCGTAGCAGGCGGTCCATCATTAAAGGGTTATAATTGGTCTTTACTGCGAAATAAACGCGTTATAGCTGTAAATCGGGCTTTTGAGGTTCTGCCAAAAGCGGAAATTACCTACTTTTCCGACAAGCGTTTTTTCGATTGGTTTGAGAAACCATTGTTAGCTCACCCAAGCCGAAAAATAACCGGTGCACGCATCGAACATCCAAACGTTGAAAATTACAAATTCACAGGTGCGCGCGGACTTGATACAAGGCCAGGGTATTTGCGCACTGGAAACAACAGCACTTATGCGGCAATTAATCTTGCATACCATTTGGGTGCGAGGATGATCATTATTTTAGGTCTTGACATGCGTTTTGGGGATGACGGCGCTACTCATTTTCATTCCGGGTACGAAACAGCCAATATGGCGAAAAGTCTTGACAAGATGAAACCTTATTTTGCAAGCATGGCCGAAGCGTTATTAGATCACGACATTGTAGCGTTAAACGCTAGCATGCACTCAGATGTGGATGAGTTCGAACGTATACCGTTGGAAGCTGCACACCGTGTCTAAAGTAGCTGTAAGCCTGATAAAACGAACACCGGATTACCCGTGGAAAGCAGTAGAAAACGGTTTAAAATCAGCCGGATATAGTGTACAATATAACTTGGTTGAAAATCCTAACTTGGTCGTTACTTGGACGCCGTGGAAAGGTAATTTAGCGGACAAGTATGGTACCAAATACCAAGATAGATGGTTAGTGGTAGAAAACGGGTATATACCGAAATTAGACGGTGAATACCATTATTCGATTGGATTTGGGGGTTATAACGGTAATGAGTTGAGGCAGGTCACATTGCCTCGGAGACTCAATATCAGAGCCAACGGTCCCAGATATAGTCCGATCGGACCCATTGTTGTTATAGGGCAATTTGGTCATAGAGATACACGGTACTCAATGCCTCTTGATTGGCCTGATGATATTGTGGCAAGAATACGGCAATACACTAATAGAAACATAATTTTTAGACCGAAAAATAGTAAAAATAAAAAAGTGCGCATTCCAGTTTTTCACACTAGAAACATGACAATTGATAACACTGAGAGTTTGGATTCACAACTAAATCGTGCGCACAGTGTTGTTACTTGGAACAGTCCAAGCATATCTGTTAAAGCTGTAATGATGGGTCTTCCGGTTTTTATAGACGCGCCCACGTGCATTGCGAAATCCTGCAGTGCAGGGAAATCAATAGCCGACATAGAAAAACCACGAGTACCGAATACAGCGGAACTAATGATAAAACTGAATAGTTCTTTGTGGTCTGTAAGTGAGATAAATCAAGGTATACCATTTACGAAACTTTTGGAGCAAGTGAGTGAAGGTTTTAATATATCAACAACAAAATGAACGCTCACGAAAGATATGCAACGCTTTCTTTGAAAGTGTAAAATCTTGTGGCGATGACGTATCAATTGTTAAAATGTCGCGCGATATGGTGGCACCTGCGGCTGATGTAGCTATTTTTTACGGACAAAGTGATGGTGGTAAAGAACTACTTAAATCTTATGTTGCGGCAGGTAAACATGTGTTGTATGTAGACATGGGATACTGGAATCGAAAAACAAAACAGGATGTATATGGTGGTTATCATAAGATATCACTAGACGGTTTACATCCTTCGAAGTTTCAACTTCAAGCAAGTTCTTCTGACGATAGGTTCATAAAACAGGATATCCCCATCAAACGTGTAAGAAGCTTTCAAGGAAAACATATTTTATTGGCGGGTCTTAGTGGCAAAGCTTCTGCGGTCAATGACCTTAAACCTTATGAGTGGGAATTAGAAACAATAAAGTTAATAAAAGCCACAACCAACAGACCTATAGTATATCGCCCAAAACCGAGTTGGAAAGAAGCGCAACCGATACCGGGTACAATTTTTTCGCCACGTACGGAAGATCTACATAAAGTTTTACTGAATTCACATTGTGTGGTCACCAGACACAGTAATGTTACTATTGATGGTATTGTAGAAGCGATACCCGGTTATACGCAATTAGGTGCTGCATCAGATATTTGTTACTCATTTGAAGATCTGGATAAAATAGAAAACGCCACAACACCGCTTTATGAACATCGTTATGACTTTTGCAGTAAGCTTGCGTACTGTCAATGGAATCTTGAAGAAATGCGCAACGGCGCAGCTTGGCGCTGGTATCGAGGGTTAATTTCGTGATTGAAGAATTAGAATTTGCTCTACAATACGTAGAAAATTTTGGTATCGCAATAGATGGTGGCGCTAATGCTGGTGAATGGTCGCAAGAATTAGCTTCTAAATTTGACGAGGTATATGCTTTCGAACCTCATGCTGGGGCGTTCAGCAACCTTGCAAAGAACATGCGTCACACAAACAATGTTCGTCTGATAGAGCAAGCATTAGGTAACGATGTATGTGATGTAGGTCTTCATTGCAGACGTAAGGTTGGTTTTACAGATGCATACGTGGATTTTGATGGTGAAGGTACACAAATGGTACCTCTTGATCGTTATGGTTTAGTTAACGTAGGTTTGATCAAACTTGATTTAGAAGGATCTGAATATTTCGCATTGCAAGGTGCGTCGGAAACTATAAGAAATAACAAACCTATAATCATAATAGAAAATATTCCCAAATTTGAAAAACGATTCGATTTAGAAAAGCGCGCGGCGGTGCGGTATTTAGAAGCATTAGATTACGAAGAAGTAGGACGCTTTCCACCAAATCGAGTGTTTAAGTGGAGCAAAAAATGAAGCTAGTTTTTTTCTATGCAGATCTAAAAGAGCGTGAAATAAAGTTATTTGAAGCATTGAAACAAGGTGCGGCTTTATATGGCGATGAAGTGGAAGGTGTTCCCTCTCACATGTACGGCATTCGTAAAGATGCGGATGTAGTTTCAATGTTTGGTGTAAAAGGTTCGAGCAGTGCAATGTTACGGGAATATAGCAAGCTCGGTATACACACACTGTACATCGATAAAGGGTATACAAGATGCTGCCCTAAAGGTCGACCATATTACAAACTAGTATTGAATGGTTTTAATCGCGACGATCTCGGTACTTTGAATTGTCGTGATGATAGGTTGAAAAAATTAGGTGGCGACATAAAAAAGTATCGTCAATCTAAAGACAATACCCCTATTGTAATAGCAGGTAGCAGTGCTAAGTTTCACGAGTTCGCGGGTTTGACTAATCCATTGGATTACACCACGAAATTATATAAAGCTCTACGTAAAAAGACAACGCATCCTATTATTTATAGACCAAAACCCAGTTATAAAGATGCGGTGGAAATAGAAGGTATGCGTTTTTCACGCCCACCAGAAACATTGCAAGACCTATTTACTAAAGGTGTGCACGCACTTATCACTTATGGCAGCAACGCTGGAGTGGACGCGATGTTCGCCGGTGTACCTGTTGTCTCTTTAACAGATCTGTGCGTTACTAGTAATATATCAAGTACAACTATCGATGAGATAAACGAACCATTTGTACCAGATAATAAACAACGTTACCAATGGTTGAGTGATTTAACTTATCAGCAATGGACAATAGAGGAAATGGCCTCCGGCGAGGCTTGGGGTCATATTCGCAAGGATATTAAACCTTAATGGGCATCATATGTAACGGTATTCAGAGGTCTGGTACACACATGCTTGCAAAATGTGTGGAGAATTGCGGTTTTGAAAGGTTTGAAGGTGTATTGAAAGCCAATTACTTTGATAAGAAAGGTAAAGTAGCGGATAGAAAGAAAACACCAAGAGAATTTTTTGAAACATTTGGTAGCAAAAATTGTGTAATAGGTCATATGATTTATCCCGGTTTTACGGACGGTAATAAAATAATATTCATAACTAGAAATCCGCTGGATTGGGCGATCAGTATGGCAAGATATAAAACAAAGGATCGACCTACTATACCAAGTAGGGAATCAGTTGCGTACACTATAGAAAATAAAATGCGTATACTATTTGGTTTTGTTGGCTGGTTATATAAAGCGGATTTAGTTGTTAAATTCGAAGATCTTATTGCCAACAATCAAAAACCTTTGGTTAACATACGTAACTTATTAGGAGTAAATATACCGTTGGAACTCATAGGTTCACATATAAATTTGAGTTCAAGAACGTATACTGGTGTTTTGAGTAACCATGTAACATATTTTGATTCTGAATTACGCGAATTATTCGAAGAAAATCATGGTGGCAAACTAATGGAACTTTTTGGGTATGCGTAGAGATAAATTATGAGTTTATTAGGCGATGAAAAAGATCATAGAACTACTGTATTTAGCGACATTGATGGGTGTTTAATACTTTGGCCAGGGCCGAAACCTGGCTCCTCTCGCTATTATCGCGCAAGTAAAGAAAAAGAGATTCCTAAACCTAATGCAAAAATAGTCGAATACTTAAAAAGTAAGAAAAAAGAAGGTTTCACAATAGTACTGTGGTCTATTGGCGGGGCAGAGCATTGTCGATGGGCTGCAAAGTTATGCGGCATCGAAAATATTGTAGATTACTGCCTTGCTAAACCTATAATTATGGTGGATGACCATCATAAATGGTATCTCAATCCTAAACGTACTTGGGTGGATGAAAATGGTGAGGTGATACCAAGATGACTATACACATCATAGGCGGTGGTTGGTACGGTTGCCATATAGCGTCTGAATTGATAGATCGCGGCTACGACAACAACAATATAAAACTCTATGAAATGCGTAGTCGTCTATTCGATGGTGCAAGTGGTGCAAATCCTAGTCGCCTTCATCTCGGCCCACACTATCCACGCAGTCATGAAACACGTAGATTGTGCCAAGCGAACTATAAGAAGTTCATGCATCATTATGGGGATTTTACACGCGGTATACAAACCAATATTTATGCTATTGCTAAGTATGATTCCATGGTGGATTATGCAAATTATGTACAAGTATTAAAAGGTGAAATTCAGTTTATCGAGATTGAAAATCCTGTGGAATTCGGATTGATCAACGTCGAAGGCGCTATTTTAACCGGTGAACGCCATATACTGATTAATAAAGTACGTGAGTATTTTGCTGAAAAATTACAAAATATCGTTGAATATAATACGCTACCACCTAAAGAATTTGGTAAAGATGATATTCTGATTGATTGTACTTTCTGCGCATTAGATGCACATGATATAGATCGATACGAACCGTGTATAACTCACATATATGAAGGTGATTGGACTAAAGCAGTTACTATTATGGATGGGCAATTCCCAAGCATATACCCGCATTATGAACCGAATACTGTGAGTTTGACTAGCGCTAAATTTACACCAATAAGTAAAACTTGTAAAACTTACAAAGAAGCTCAAACAGGATTAAATCAAATTACACAAGAAGATGTAATTAAACACGCTGAAAAAAGTTCTGGTTTAATGCGGGAGTACTATCCGTCGTTTGCCGAATATAAAAGACTTGATAGTCTACTCGCCATACGCGCTATGCCGCGAAGTGGCGCGGATTCAAGGATCTGGAAACTTGAAAAGAAAGCAGATAATCATTTAATAGTGCGTGCCGGGAAAATCGATGCTATTTTTGATGCTGCTGACGCAGTATTAGCGGAAATACGATATGATCCTAGTCACTGGTAAAAATACGTCTATTGTACAAAGTTTGCAAAAACTGGTGCCTGATGAAATAGAGAATTTTCATCTGGATCTTAACACTTTTTCATACGATGCATTTAAAGCTGTTGATTTTAGGAAATATAAAAGATTCGTTCTATGCGCAGGAATACTTCATCCAAAAACTATATTGGAGCAGAACTCAGAGGAAATAAAACAAAACATTGCCGTCAACATGTCCAGCGTTATAGCGTTAATCGACGCCATCCTAAAACAAAATGGACAGGCGAGGATAGTGGTAATGGGTTCTGCATCCGGTGTGAAAGGCTCACACGATACTGTCTATGCGGCAGCTAAAGCAGGTTTGCACCAGTATGTAATTAACAAGCAATTGCAACCGGGACAACAATTAGTAAGTATAGCACCCAGTATAATCGGTGATGCTGGAATGACACTTCGTCGCACGGACAAAGGAAATTTAAAACTGAGGGAACAAGCTTCACCGAAAAAACGATTTGTAACCTCATTAGAGATAGCTGCATTAGTGCATTTCTTATTATACATAGATCAAGGATTCATCACGAATACTATAATAAATATGACCGGCGGGGAAGTGCGATGGTAACAGTCGTTACAGGTTTTAATAAAAAAGGTTTGGAGGAATACGGTCGTCGTTCGCTTGAAGCTTTTGCAAAGCATTGGCCAAATGAGGTAAAACTTGTTGTTTATTTAGAAGAATATGAAGAACTACCGCGTGCGGATGAAGTACGTTTACTTAATACTATCCCGGAACTGATGGCCTTTATTGATAAAAATAAAAATAATGAGGTAGCGCAAGGACGCGCAGTACGTCAAGGTTGGAAAGCAAAAGATACTGAAAAAAGGTATTGTTATAAATTTGATATTCTCAAATTTTGCAAACAGGTTATGTACTTATGGGACGCTAACAATAGAACGGATGATAACTTACTACTATGGTTAGATGGCGATGTTTTAACTTATCGGGATATTCCGTTTGATTTTATAACAAACTTAGTACCACCAAATTACGCGTGTTCGTATCTTGGTAGAGGTTCTAAGCATAGCGAAATAGGACTATTAGCTTTCAATACTACATTAGCTGGATCGTTAATAGATGCGTATGCAAAACCTGTGATAGATAATTCAGTTTTTGAATTGGATGAATGGCACAGCGCATTCTTATTTGACAATGCTAGAAAAGTTTCAGGTGCACCATGTTATAACATGACACCTAACGGACGTGGACATGTGTGGTTTCAATCCGAGTTAGGCCATTACATGGATCACTTAAAAGGTGATAGAAAAATAAAAGGGATTTCAAAGGAAAGAGGATCTTATGGAAAAGGTCAAAATATTCATAGGGTTCGACAACGTTGAATCGATAGCATATTATACGTACGAACACTCTATACATAGCAGGGCAAGTCTACCGGTAACAATAACACCAATAAGATTAAACCAATTAAAGAGCGTGTTTAATCGTGAAAGACACCCTTTACAATCTAATGATTTTAGTTTTAGTCGCTGGCTTGTTCCTCATCTTTGTGACTATCGGGGTTGGGCTATCTTTACTGATTGCGACATGTTATGTCGTACTGATATTGCTGAATTGTGGGCGCTCCGTGATTCACAATATGCGGTCCAAGTAGTAAAGCACAACCATATACCGAAAGAACAAGTAAAGTATTTGGATGCGGTACAAACAAAATATGAAAAGAAAAATTGGTCAAGTGTCATGCTTTTTAACAATGAAAAATGTAAAGCTTTGACACCGGAATATATACACACTGCCCATGGTTTAGATCTTCATCAATTTAAATGGTTGGAATCCGATGATCTTATTGGTGGATTACCTAAAGAATGGAATCACTTAGTTGGTTATAACGAACCAAACAAAAATGCCAAGATAGCACACTTCACAGTTGCCGGACCTTGGTTAACTAAAGCAAAACATTGTGAATTTGGAGATGCGTGGCGCGAAGAAAGGGACGCTATGATGTATTTTCAAGATTGGGTTGATTAATAGGAGGAAATGAAAATGGCTGCACAAAAGGGACGCAGTATACTTTTAAAAATTTCAGACGGGGTTAGCCCGGACACTTTTACCACCATTGGCGGGCTACGTTCAAAAAGTATCACAGTCAACAATGAGTCTGTCGATATCACTACAGCGGATGAAGCGCCTTGGCGCCAACTTCTTGCGGATACCGGCCTTCGGTCTATTTCTGTTAGTGGTTCCGGAGTTTTCGAGGACGGCGCTGCTGCAAATGATGTTGAAGACTTAGCTTTTAATGGTAATCTTCAAGATTTTCAAATCGTATTCGGTAACGGTGACTACATGCAAGGTCAATTTCAGGTTACAGCGTTTGAATACGGTGGGGAGCACGTAGGGGAACAGACTTACAGTATAACTTTGGAAAGTGCTGCTCAGATTCTGTTTTTCAGAGCTTAATAATAACGATACAGGAGCATAATAATAATGGCAAATAAACAACGCGGCGAAATAAAAATAAAATTGTGTAATGAAGAGTACACCATGCGTCCCACGTTTGAAGCTATGTGTGAGATGGAAGATCGACTTAATATCTCTATGCCGGAATTAGTAATGCAACTACATACGGCTACTATAAAATTTAAAACTGTGGCTACAATAATCTGGTGCGGTATACACGGGTGTCAAGACGATGGTTATACTGATGAAGTAAAACCCACATTAAACGACATCGGAGAAAGTATCCGTTCTCACGGGATTACAAAAATAATTTCTGACGGTATTGAGGATGATTCTAATCCGTTGGTTAATTTCTTATCCCGCGGATTAATGGGGGACGAACAGCCGGGAAAGCAAAAACCTCAAGACGAAACGAGTCCTCCGAAGTAGAGGAGAAAATAGACGGGTTCGGTTTACACA